GCAACTATCAATTGGGTAATGCAACCATTAGGTAGCAATGCCGATAAATATTTAGACAGAAAATTTTGGCTGGATTCAAGCGACCGCTTGATGTATGAAGGCAAAGCTCCAGAGCTTTCTTTCACCAAGTCAGCAAGAATGCCGGCCTTTTTTGAACATGATGCAAGAAATTTACCCCAATACGCTTGAACCGATCTTCGGTCCCCAGCTTAGTTCCATCCTTGAAGAGATGGACGATATTTTTCCACCCATTACTCCTACACCAGACTGGACCCAAAATCAGATCATGTATAGATCTGGACAACGTGCAGTCGTGGAGTGGCTTAAACAAAGGATAGAAAATTAATGTGCTTATTCGGACAACCTTCAACCCCAAAAATTGGGAGGGTAGCAACACCTCCACCAATTAAACAAGTCAAGATAGCTGAAACTGGTAAAGGTCCAGCTAGAACACAGCTACAAGAAGAAAAGAAGCCAGTTGCTTTCGGTGCTAAAAGTTTAAAGAAAGCTTCAACAAGAAGCAAGACTGATTCAGCCTCACTTATGGTTCCTTTGAATAAACCTACCGATAATAGTGGTGGTATAAACGTATGACTACCGCACGCGAACGTTATATCAAGCTTGAATCAAATCGTTATGCTTTTTTAAATACTGCTGTTGAGTGTTCTGAACTAACAATACCTTATTTAATTAGACATGACAATGAAAGTAAGGTTAACCATAAACAATTAGTTCAGCCTTGGCAGTCAGTCGGTAGTTCAGCGGTTGTGACTTTAGCTGCCAAGCTTATGCTTGCTTTGCTGCCACCACAAACTTCATTCTTTAAGTTGCAAGTAAAAGAAGATAAGCTTGGTGAAGAGATCACTCCAGAAATAAAAACTGAACTCGACTTGTCATTCTCTAAAATGGAACGGACAATCATGGAAGCCATTGCTGCTTCTAATGATCGAGTTATCGTGCACCAAGCTCTTAAACATTTGATTGTAGGTGGTAACGCCTTGATCTATATGGGTAAGGATGGTTTGAAGCACTACCCTTTAAACCGGTATGTTGTTACCAGGGATGGTAACGGGAACGTTATTGAAATTGTTACGCGTGAGTCAGTAGATAAATCACTACTGAATATGCAGCAATTAGAGCGTACACCTAATGATGTATCAGATACTAGTGCAGGAGATACTGACGAAGTAGATATCTATACTCATGTACGTTACGACAATGGTCGTTGGCGTTGGCATCAAGAATGTCTAGATAAAGTAATGGATGGAACCAAAGGTTCTGCTCCTAAAAATGCTACGCCTTGGTTGGTACTTTCCTTCAATCAATGCGATGGTGAAGACTATGGTCGCGGAAGAGTAGAAGAGTTCCTTGGAGATTTCCGATCTTTAGAAGCCCTTAGTCAGGCACTTGTAGAAGGTAGTGCAGCAGCTGCAAAGATTGTATTCCTTGTAAGCCCTTCTTCTACAACTAAACCGCAAACACTTGCTCAAGCTGGTAATGGTGCAATCATTCAAGGAAGACAAGAAGATGTCACCGTTGTCACAACTGGTGGTAAGACAGCTGACTTTGCTACCGCTGCACAACTAGCACAACAACTAGAGAAGAGAATTGGAGAGGCGTTCTTAAAGCTGAACATCCGTCAATCTGAAAGAACTACTGCTGAAGAAGTACGCCTCACTCAACTCGAACTAGAACAAGCCCTTGGAGGATTATTCAGCCTATTAACTGTTGAGTTCCTTGTTCCATATCTTAATCGTTATATGCTTGTGCTACAACGTAATGGTCAACTACCAAAGATACCTAAAGAGTATGTCAGTCCTACAATTGTAGCTGGTGTTAATGCTTTAGGTCGTGGTCAAGATCGTGAAAGTTTAACTGCATTTATTACAACGATTGCACAGACATTAGGACCAGAAGCATTGATGAAATACTTGGAGCCATCAGAAGCGATTAAACGTTTAGCTGCAGCACAAGGCATTGATTATCTGAATCTTATTAAGAGTGACGAGAAGATGCAGCAAGAGATGCAGCAGCAGCAAGAGATGGCACAACAGCAAGCTTTAGTTAATCAAGCTGGTCAGCTTGCTCGTGCACCAATGATTGATCCATCTAAACAACCTGAAGAACAACAACCACCAACTACAGATGTCTGAAACATTTACTTTAAACGAAACACCAGCTGATGCACCTGAACTAAATGCTGATGAGCAAGAATCATTAGCCTTAGCTGATTCTATGGAGCAGGGTGATAATGGTCTCCTGGCTGGTAAATACAATAGTGTTGAAGAGCTTGAAAGGGGATACCTTGAAGCTCAGAAAATGATTGGAGGAGACCAAGAGGAAGTATCCGAAGCTCAAGAAGAGGTCTCCGAAGAGGTTGAAGAATATGAACCGTCTGAGATTGCTTCTTTTCTAAACGAAGCTTCCTCTGAATACTATGAGTCTGGTGAGCTTTCTGCTGAAACCATGGAGAGCTTGACTCAACTATCTAGTGAAGATCTAGTAGCTGCCTACATTGAATCACAGCAAAACCAAGCACCAGTTAGTAATGAAATGGATGCTAGTGATATTAGTGCCATTAAAAATACAGTTGGTGGTGAAGCAGAATATGGTGCGCTTCTTAGTTGGGCTGGTGAAAACCTTGACACCCAATCTATTGAAGCCTTTGATTCACTTATTGAATCGGGTAACACTAGAGCCATCCAGATGGCTGTAGCAGGCTTGTATTCAATGTATGAGTCACAGAATGGTAGCGACGGTCAGATGATTACTGGTAAGGCTCCTAACACCACTGGAGAGTATTTCCGTAGTCAAGCTGAAGTTGTCGAGGCTATGTCTGATCCTCGTTATGACAGAGATCCTGCTTACCGAGATAACATTATTGCCAAGCTAGAACGCTCTGACAATTTCTTTTAACTTGTGATTGTGATCTCCATCATATACACATACAAAAACATTTAACTTATTCATCCCTATAAAATTATTATGAAAAAAATTATTACTCTTCTTTCAATCGCTGCTTTGGGAACTCCCGCACTGGCTGGACCCTACG